ATCGGCAGCGCGATTGCTGGTCTGTTCGCAGCAGGTGGCGCACTGGCCAGCGCAGGCAGCATCATTGCTGGCATCGCCACAGCATTCATCGTGCTGATCACTGGCCCGGTTGGCATCGTGGCACTGCTGGTTGCAGCTGGCGTTGCGATCTACGCATTCCGCGATCAGATTGGTGCAGCATTCAATGCTGTAGTGAACTTTATCGGCGCAGCCTTTAATAAGATCGGCAGCTTGTTAAAGGCTGGCGCTCAGGCTTACATGGATTACTACGTGAAGCCCATCCTTGGATTCTTCAAGGGTCTCTACGATGGCGCAGTGGCGATCTTCAGCAAGATCGGCAGTGCGATCGGCAAAGCATTTGAGGCAGTAGTTGGCACGATCAAGAATGTCTTTCGCAGCGTGCTGCAGTATTTGGCGGACCGCGTGAACTTTGCGGCAGGATTGATCAATGTGCTGATCAGGGCATTCAATCGACTACCGGCACCTGACATTCCGGTGATACCAAGCCTCGCAGTGCCAGCCTTTGCGCAGGGCGGCGTGGTGGGCCGGCCAACGCTGGCGATGGTAGGCGAAGGTGGTGAGCGCGAATACGTGGTGCCCGAATCCAAGATGGCAGCAGCCAGCAGCAACTACCTAGCAGGTGCTCGTGGCGGCGCAGTGCTGGCAGGCGCTGCATCAGGCGGCGGCACACCCACGATCAATATCACCACCGGCCCGGTGATGGAGTTCGACGGCAAGCGGTACGTCTCAGTGGCCGACATGGAACGCGCTATGCGGTTGACTGCTGAAGGCGTGATCGGCCGGCTGCGCACGCCATCAGCACGCATCGCGCTAGGTATTGCCTGATGAGAGCGCAAAGTCAATACCTGCGAATCTATGACGCGGCAGGCGTTACCTACGAGCGGTGGCAGAGCTACTACTCCGATGCTGTCGTCACATGGTCGGGCGCCAGCTGGAGCTATGTGCCGTTCATCGCTGATGGCGTCACCGCTGGCAGCAGCGGCACTGAGCAAGCGGTCTCGGTCACGGCTCCAGCGGCTGGAGTGGTAGTCGATGCTTTCCTCGCCGCTATCCGCGATGGCCGACTGGTGGATCTCAGCATCTACCAGTTTGACTCCAGTGCCGGCAACAACACGCCGCAAGCTGGGCAGGAGCTGGTGGCTGCATATACCGGACAGGTGGTCGGCGGCAATGGCGGATTGACTAGCCTGACCATTCAGCTCGGCTCGGCATTGTCCCCAGTCGGAGCGCAAGTGCCACCACGGAAGCTGACAGTAGCCATCATGGGGCAGGGCGTCAAACAATGAGCTTCCTCTCCACTAGCGATCCGCTGGCGCTGCTGGCCATCCAAGCCGGGCAGATCAATGCGCCTGTTGAAGCTGCAGCCGCCAAGGGCACAACCGAGTTGGATAGCCCGCAGCGGTTTGCACAGATTGGCGAGCCGGTGCCGATCGTGTTTGCCCGGTTCCGCAACAGCAAAGGTGGCATCTTGATCAGTCCCGGCGCCACCGAAGCACGCTTCGAGAATGACGCCAGCAACAACGTCACCGCCTACTACATGCTGGTACTGAGCGAGGGCCAGCTCGACAGCGTCCCGGTGAAGGACGTGTTCCAGCGTGCCTGCCGCGTTGGCGCCCACACGCAGACCTACAACCGCAGGGCCGGCATCTGGACACCTGGCAACTACCTAGTGCAGCGTGCCGGCAAGGATCTACCCGAGGCGCCGTTCTTCTGCGGCAAGGTGGGCAGCTACCCAGACATCAGCACGTTCAGCTTTAATGTCACCACCTCGGACGGCTCTGATCAGTACAACCGCCAGGTGCATCTGTTCATCCGTGGTGGCATGGCCGTCACTCGGATTTACGACAGCGTGACCGGACCCAGTGACAACTTCGCGGATCTGGTGAAGTGGCTGCTGGTGAATACCAGCAGGGTGCCGGCGGCGATGATCGACAACACCGCACTGCTGGCAGCAGCCACGTTCCTTGAGGTGAACGGCTTCACCTGCAACATCGAGATCCGCGAAAGCACCAACTACTCAGATTTTGTCGCCAGGCTGGCGCCTTACTTCCTGCTATCTGAGAGCAATGCAGGCGGCAAACGTGGGCTGCGGCCACTGTTGCCGGTAACTGCCGGCGGCGCCATCAAGACCACAGCAATCACGGCAGATTACACCTTCACCGAAGACACCGTGCTGCCCGGCACGTTTGAGATCAATTATCTATCACTGGCGGACAAGCAACCGTTCGTGGCTCAGGTGATCTGGCGCCAGCAGCTGGAAAGCGACATTGGCATCATCCGCACTGCAGAGGTGCGCTATAGCGGCACCGCCGAGACCGGGCCGTATGAGTCGCATGATCTCTCGACGTTCTGCACCAGTGAGGATCATGCCGTGAAGGTTGGCGCCTACATCCTGGCCAAGAGGATGTACACCACGCACACCATCAGGTTTGCAACACGGCCGCAGGAGCACAACACGATCATCACGGCCGGCGACATCATCCGCGTGCGACTGGCGCGTGATAACACCACCTACGCTAACTCGATGCATGATTACCTCTACCAAGTGGAGCGCATCACCAAGACGCTGGCGGGTGATGTGAACTATGAGGCCACGCATTTTCCGATTGACGACCAAGGCCGCAGCCTGATTGCGTTAGACGTGGCTGCTGCTGTTGGTACCGGCAGCATCATCCCAAGCGGCCGCACGGGAGTGAGCTGCGACGCAAACTCAAGTAGCGATGGTTCTATTCCGTCTGAGGAATTCGCCAACTCTGATGGTTCTACTAGCAGCCCTACAACTTTTATCCCTTTCTCTGAACTACAGAAAGACAATTGGGTTCAGCAGTATCAGTTCGCCGGCGGTGGTGGTCTGGGCTTCAAAGATTCAGCGCCGACTGGCGACACCGACAATGATGATGATGGGTTGGATACTTTAACGTCTTTTCCTTCCAATCCCCTATTCCCAGCAGCGATTACGGCTGGTGTCGGCAGCACCTTGGCGCCATTCACTGGCCCCTATGGACCGTGCGGCGTCAATCAAACCGAATCAATTACATGGTTCAAGGATGGCACAAAGATCGCAACAGTTACATTCAACACTTCGGGCAATCCCATCAGCGTGGAGGCAGAGCCTGGACAGGCAATGCCAACGTGGCTTAACAGCACTACGCCTGGAATCTTGGCGATCGGCAGCACCCAAACCGGAGTTTATACGTCAATCACAAAGTGCTTTAACGGCGCCACATACGTCAGCTCTACAACAGGCGACAGATCAACTGCCGCCAATCAGTATCTCTACACTGATCAAGAACTAATCTATACCGGGCCATCGCTGGACTCAGTTGCATGGTCAACCATGCTCTATACCAGTTACGGCTCACCCTCCTGGAGCACAGTGGACGGGAACGTCTATCGCATAAACGAGTCCGGTAATGTAAGTGGCAACGGATCACTTGCCGTATGGGGTCGAGTGAGCCCGCCGCAGATCAGAACCTGGCGAATCTCCGAGGTAGGGGTAGGAATTATTTATGACAGCGACCCGAACGCGCCGCCGTACGCTCCATAATGGCTACCTTTCCCTCGCTAACGCCAGCCACTCGCGCCTTCACGCCAGGCGAGTATCCGCACACGCCATTTAGCACCTACAACGGCCTGCAGAATCGCGTGCGCCATAGCAATGTGATGCTCAGCAGCTCGGTGCGGCTGAGCTTCATTGCATTAGTCGAGGCTGACATGCTCAGCATTCTCAGCCATTACCAAGGCCAGTTCGGCAGCTTCGAGAGCTTCACGCTGCCTTCCAGCATCTGGAGCGGTGTCACCACCATCAGTGACTACGAGCTGACGGATTATCGCTGGCGTTACAGCGATTCTCCCGCTGTTGATGACGCCTACTGCGGCCTGTACAACGTCGAGCTGGCACTCGAAACCGTGCCGCCTGAAGGCGCATTCGTCAATGGCACTGAACTGGCTGTGATCATCAGCCTGTCCGCTGGCACTACAGCCACAACCAATGGCATTCAGCAGATCGTCACTTTCACACTGTCGGGCGGCGCCGCAACTTCTTATGTCCCCGGAGACTATGACTTTGCCTCGACCTTATACTGGGATGAAGACCCCTACACCAGCTGGGACTGATTCATGGCAGCTCCCAACATCAAATCAGGCACCTCCGTAACAACCGTCACCGGCAAGACCGTTGGTTATGCCGTCACCACCTCAATGGCTGCAGCATTGAGCAATGGCGCAGCCTCGGGCAAGGTGTTGAAAGTGAACTCGGTCTACTGCGCCAATGTGGATGGCACATCCGCCGCCGACATCACCCTGGAGCACTTCAACGGCACCACCGCCTTCAAGCTTGCCAGCACCATCACCGTGCCGGCTGATGCCACGCAGGTGCTGGTAACCCGCGAGGCGTACATCTACTTGGAGGAAGGCCAGAGCCTCCGCGCCCAAGCCAGCGCCACCAGCGACCTGGAACTTGTCATTTCCTACGAAGACATCAGCTGATGCTCGGCTTCAACGGCGGTTTGATGGGTGTTAGGCGCACGCCGACAGGCAGCGCAGCAACCGGACTGTGGTTTCAAAATGAGCAGAGCGTGGCTAAGCGTGATGGGGATTGGCCGGGTTCGGGCGGCTACAGATACTGGCGGTTTGCCAATTTTGCTAGCACTGCATTAGACAATAATTCGTTTGATCTGACAGAAGTTGAATTAAATGATGGAAATGGTTTAATTACTGGAATTACCGTCACCGCAAACTTCCCGTGGTCCATTGGCAGTCTGTCTATAATTGTTGACGGTACAAAATCAGTTTCTAACAGAGCACTGCGAGATTCCTGGTCTATTATTCAACAAGCTGCAACACTCGCATTTGATCTGGGATCAGCCAAATCACTTACTTCTTTGAAAGTGTTTTCACTCTATCACCAATCTTCCAGTGTGCAGCGCTTCCCTGCATCTTTTGATTTACAGGTATCCAACAATGGAATCACTTACGCTTTCTATTCAACGGTAACTATTGGCACAAGCTTTACGCATCTTGGCGGCGGTGTTTATTCAAGTTCGCTTATTTCACTGTAATCCATGAGTACGCTTTACTCCCACACCGCCACCCCAACGCCCTTGCCGCACCGCATCCGGTTTGCGGACGACAGCACCCGCACGGACGCCAGCACTTTTACGCCTGACGAGCTGGAGCGTGCCGGTTACAGCGGCCCTTACGAACGCCCAGAGTGCAACCCGAAGCTAGAAACGATCGACTGGGCCGCCTACCGCCAGGCGCTGCGCGATCTGGCCGATGCTGCCAACCCGTTCGGCATCACCTGGCCGCAGCCGCCTGCCATCTCGGCAGAATGAATCCATCTGAGCATCCACCATGGCCAGCCTGATCTACAACTCATTCGTTGATGACATGGCCCGTGGCGCCATCGACCTTGACACCGACACCTTTAAGGTCCTGCTGGTCACCAGTGCCTATGCGCCGGACAGGGACACCGACCTGAAGCGATCTGCCGTTACGAATGAAGTCTCGGGCACCGGCTACACCGCTGGAGGCGTGACCACTGCTTGCACAGTCACCAAGTCCACCGCCAATGATCGCGTCACCCTCAGCTTTGCTGCTGTGAACTGGGCCAGCAGCACCATCACCGCCAGGGCTGCTGTGATCTACAAGTCACGCGGCGGCGCCAGCAGCGCTGATGAGCTGGTCTGCTACGTGGACTTTGGCGCCGATGTCTCCAGTAGCTCTGCAACGTTCAGCCTGGGCGCCAGCGTCATCACGCTGCAGAACTGATGGCTACCTTCCCGGCACTGGAGCCGGCCACTCGCCGCTACAGCATGGGGATGTTCCCCACGACCGAGGAGAGAGGCTTTGGTGGCGGCAGCATCCGCTTCAGGCATGGCACCACCGCCTACAGCCACAACCTCGAACTGAGCTTTGCTGCAATCACGCAGGCAGAGGCCAAGCTGCTGCGCGATCACTACCGCGAG